AAACGGTTGCGCCCATCCTTCCGATGAATAGCCCCCATACCCTTCCATTCCATACGGCCCTTCGCCCCATCCGTACAGTGGGTCAATCGCGGCGACGGTGGTGTCGTAAATTTGCGTAACGTGCCCTGCATCTGACGATAGGGTTAACCGTAGGGTCGCGTCATCTGACAAATTGTGCGAGTAAAGTGCAAACGCGGTGCATCGTTTATCCCCGCCAAAGTCGCCAGTGATGGTCTGCGCGGCATCGGTAGTGCTGCGCCAAATCTTGCCCGGTTGCACGTTGGTCAGGTTGTCAGCGACATACGTTCCCGCCTCGCTCGTTGCCGTGAGGGCCACGCCGTCGAGGTGGCTTGAGCCGAGGATTCGTGAGTCAGCCATTACTGCCAGAGTTCCACTTCGATCTTGTTATCCAGTAGGTACTCGGTTATGCCCGTCACAACGCACTTGCTGCCTGCGCTCAGGCCGAACCGATCATCCTGTAGGGTCACGCACGAACCGACTGTAACTTGCAGCGGCGCAACATACGCGCCCACCGTGTAGGTGTAGCGTTGCGTCTTAAAAAGAGCTAGCAGTCGAGTCGCCTCTGTTGAGGCATTGGATGAGCCGGTAATACTGCTCGGCAAAATGTCCGGGTCTTGCGCCAGCAAGTGCGTGGTCTTGACGCTGGCATCCTCTACCTTTGCCACTTTGTTGAATTCTTCTTTCAGCCACGGCCTAGCATCTTCGTCTATGTCCGAATCAGTGCCAATGCTCATCTTCGACCAGTTCTTTTTATAGCCAACCCGCACCCGCCACTCGGGAACATCTGCCTTCTGGATGCCGAGGTCGCCATGCGACTCTAGGTTGTCGATGGTGAGGACTGAGGCCAGGCCCGAGGGGTCTTGCAGTTCTGCCAGGGTGAACTTTCCATCCCGATCAAATCCGTAGTACCAACCGGCAGGCAGTACGCTATCGAGAACGTCCAGAAGGTTCTCGCGGCTCTTGATGTAGATTCCGATGGTGTAATTGAAGTCGGTATCGAACTGCGTGAACGCACTTGTATCTAGATCGCCAGGATCGGCCAGTTCCCGACTCACAATGGCGCGGATGATCTCGCCCGGTTTGGTCTTGTAACTACCCGATGGCTTGTGGCCTTTGATGTCAGCGGTCACTGTGCCGTCTGGATCAGCATCTAGCGTGAATTTGCCGTTCGTCAAATCTTCGGTGACGGCGATAGCCGTCGCCTTGCCGTCAACGTAGACCGCAACGATGTCCTCGATCTGCCCCTCGTGGACTTGGTATTCGTGCGTGGTGTCATCAATCAACACCGGGCTGACGTTAAAGACCTCTCCATAGCACAGCGGCACGACCTGATCCGTTTCCTCACCGCTTGCGATCAGCGTGGTCTGGATCGGAACGTCGAGCGTTCTCTGCTTGTCGCGTAGCATCAGCGTCAGCGTGTAATCGTCGCCAATGGATAGCCGATCCACGACACCGGACAGGATGGTGCGGAAGTCGGCAATAGCCCAGGTCGGGTCGCCGAACTTAATCGTCGCATCGCGCCCATCCCATGCCTTCGTGACCCACCCATCCTTATCGCCGTCACTGTTATCGACGGACACCTCGCCAATCGACACATAACTACGCCCGCCAAAGGCTTCGCTCATGGTCGTAGAGAAGAATGGCGAACCTTTCAAGATGCCCTCATAGGTTGTATTGGCTGGGGAATCAGCCGTGCCGGTGTGAAAGTATTTTGAACCTAAATAGTGGGTCGACTCACTGGCGTCGGCGTAGGACTTGACCTCGGCTAGCAAGACGCGCTCCTCTTGTGGGTCTGCGAGCCATGCTTGATATTGCGCGTCTGAAACACTCAATGCCTCGCTCCACCGGCCATCGCCAGTTGTCCTCTGGTCACTGCGCCGACGATTGGTTTAGCGACGACGTTCGCCAGGTCGCGCCGCAATGCACGCAACTCTTTCACCACGCTGCTGCCATCGCTCCCGCTTGCCCTCGCTTGGTTGGGCGTTTCCACCGTGACACGTTCGCCCGGCGTTGCGTTGAAGAACACGGGCTGCGAATCCGTACCGCCGCCGCCGCCAACAACAAACGAGCCGCCATGTTGCATATCATTGCCGAGAGTTGCGCGAACGTTTGCTGCCTTTCTGATCGACTCACCTGCTTTGTCGGCGGCACTTTTAAGGTCTCCCATGTGCGAGGTGGCATTTTTCACCGCGTTGACGATCTTCAAGAAGTCCTCAACCGACCTCGCGCCGAGTTCCGCGAATCCCAACTGCGCCGCTTCAGCGGCACTTACAACGCCGTCGCGCATTGCGTTCTTGACTGATTGCGATTTCAGATCGATTTTTTGGAGTGCTCTAACACCTTTCGCCCCCATCTGCACCATCTCGCCACCTAGCACCTTAGTGATCGCCGCGAGGCTCGCATTGGTGTCGGCGGAACGTTTCGACCACTCCACAAGATTTGTGAAAGCGTGTTCTCCCATTTCTTCCATCCCGACAAGGCCGAGACTTGCCAGTTCAATCGTGGAGAGCACACCATCATTCATCATTGTTTGGAATTTCGCGCCTTCGGTGTCAATGGCCAAGCATCGCATCCACACCCGCCTGGCCTAGCCGGGTCATCCCCGATGACACTGCGAACGCATCTTGCGACAACTCGCGGAACCGCTCAGTAGTACCGGCGACGGCAGGGTTCAACCCCATCTCAATCGCCTCCTTCACGCTAATCATCCCATCGGCCATCGCTGTGGTGGCTTCAGGGAAAGCATCTACGCTTCTGGCGATGGTTGACAACAGATCAGCCGTCGAGTTGACAACCTCGCCCTGAACGCTAACAGCCTTCTCCGACTTATACTGAAATTCGTCCATCTGCTCGATAGCGCCTATAAACGGTGTCATATTTTGCAGTTCATTCCACAACGATTGCACATCCTTTGCCCTGGCAATGACGTTGCCGAACTCATCGCGCACCTTCACAAGGTTGTGCCAGAAAAACTCGCCCTTGCTCTTGCGTTGCCCGGCGGCATCCAACTGCTTGATGTATTCGTTGGTCTTTTCGGACACTTGCACCCAGGCGTGAGTGCCATCTCTCTTGATCGTGTTGAAGCCGGTGGTCATCACGCCCTGGAACATCTTTGCACGCACTTCCTTGTCGGCCATCAGGTTCCCGAACTCTATCCGATCTTCCTTATAACGCTTGCGGATTTTGAGGAAGCCAGCGGCGAAAAGAGCAACCGGTGCAAGCATCGCCGCATAGCCACTCGCCCCACCGGCTGCTGCTGCTGGCCCGCTGCCAGCGGTTGCTGCCGGTAGGGTGCCAGACGAAACCCACCCACCGGTCACCGGATCCATAGCCAACCCGGTTCCAGCCCCGGCTGCTGCCCCGGCTGCTGACCCGGCTGCCGAACCCACTGCGCTAGACACTCCGCTGGCGACCACACCCGAAGATGTGTGGCCTGTAAAGATACTTTTGATGCCTGCGATGATCCCTCCGAGGTTGAAACCACCACCACCGCTGCCAGAAAACATCTTGAGAATCTTCGACTTGAGCCATTCTTTCAGCATATCCTGAATCAGGCTTTTGAACGCGCTCAACAGAACCTCTTTCATGTGGTCGCCGATGGACTTGTTGATCTCGCCCATGTTCTTTTCAAACTCTTTCTCTGCCGCAAGTTTCTCGTCGACATACTCCTGATGCTTTGCTTTCAGTTGCGCGTTGTATTCGGCGTGAGAGATTGTCCCCGCATCGAGCATCTTTTTCAGGTCGGCGACCTCCTTGTCGTATCGCTTCTTAATGTCGGACAATGCGCTTGCGTGTCGCTCCTTTTCTGCTTTTTTCAGTTTCCCCTGCTCAAACATAATGTACATAAAGGCATCGGTTATCCCTGACGCAAGATTATCGGCAAACGATTGCATGTGCTTGCCGAGGGTTTCGATGTCTTGCGTTAGCAAAACCGTTTCTTCACCAGCATCACCCATTGCTTCGTTCAATCTTTCGACCCATGCGGTATAAACATCGCCGTGAATTTTTCCGTCCTGAAGCAATTGGTCAAGCACTACCATCTTGTCGATGAGAAAGTCACTCTCAAATTGAGTACGGGCAACCTCATCCTTAAAGTCCTTCATCGCTTGTTCTGTTTTTGAAAGAGTTGTTCCCAACCCTACCCACGCTTTTTCTCCTTGGTGAACGGTTTGTTTTAGATAATCCAAAACTTTTACTAGATCGAAGGTTGATTCATTTAGATCATCTGTCGATTTTGCGGACTCGTCTGTTGACTTTGCGGACTCGTCTGTTGACTTTGTTACCTCGTCGATCTGTTTTCTAACTTCGGCTAACAGCACTTTAAGTTTGTCGTAACGATCTTGAAGTGCTACTAGTTCTGGGTCGGCAAGCACACGCACCGCGTTACCGGATTTAACTATTGCGGTATTCAAATCCTTAGCGGCGTCAGTATACGATTTCAGTCCTGTAACGTTTGGCACAAAGGCCATTAGTTTTCGTTTCTCGTCTAACATTAGATTTAGTTGTCTTAACTCTTCGCTGATCTCGGCAAACTCTATTTTTAATTCTTGTTCCTGTTTGATTAACTGTTCGAGACCCAACCCAGCGAACTCTTTCCTTAACTTTTTGACGGCCCCGGTCTGTTCTTCAACAGCCTTCGTTGCTTCTTCGGTGTCGTCGCGGAACATCACCCAAGCGGTAGCGGCAATCGCAATCAATCCGGGTATGCCTCCAAGCATCCCCTTCATTGCAAGCCCTAAACCCCTTGCCGAGAATGTGGCGGTCTGCATTGCCACATTCATTGCAATAATTAGAGGCGTAATATTCTTGATTACGTATAATTCGGCAAATACCAGTGCGAGGTATTTAAGTTCCTTCCCCCAATCTTTCAGAGCGTTAATCCCACCTTGTAACGCGATAGCAAGATCGGTGAGCAGAGGCAAGATAGCGGGTAGTGCGCTATTCGCAATACCCTGTAACGCCGCCTTTACGTTAGTCATTTCATCTACAAGTTTCGCGGCGGCTTTGGTGGTGGTTTTGTCAAGGGTTAAACCAAGGTCACGCGCCATTTGTCTAACCTTCCTGATACCTTCTGCGCCACCTTCCATTGTTTGAATCAGCGAAACACCTTCCGAGTCAAACAATTTCATTGCCAAGCGAACGCGATCCGACTCGCTACCAAGTCCGGCAAGAGCATCAGCAACGATTTCAAACTTCTCATCAAGAGGAAGTTTGTTCAACTCTTCGGCATTAAGGCCCAATTCCTTTAACGCTCCCTTCGCCTCGCCCATTCCTATCGCCGCCTCTGCAATGCGCCTAGTCATGCGCTGCCAGGCCATTGTTAGCGTTTCAAACGTAACGCCACCAATTTCTGCAACGTGCTTGTATTCGGATAATGCCTTAGTGCTAACGCCAAGACGGATGGAGAGAGCGGTTAGTTTGTCAGCGGCGTGAATGGTCTTAGTCACAAAGCCGCCTACCCCTGCAGCTCCCGCCGCAAGAATAAACCGTTTCGCAAGACCTTTTAACGCATCTGACGTTTTATTAAGATTCTTGTCGACAGACTTAAACGCTTTCTGCGTTTTATCTTCCGCAACAATCCGAATTTTTGCGTCAGCAGTTGCCATTACCTCATCTGCCGTTTCTGTGCGACGTATTCAAACCATGCCGACCAATAGGTTAGTTCGTCCGTTGTCATTTTCTCCGCTAACTCGTCCACCGTCATGTGCAAGTGTTCGGCGACCTGGAACATCAAGAGGATTTCTTGGTCGCCGGTTCGGAGTTTTTTCGGGCATCCTCGATAGTGGTATCCGGCTCATCATTCATTGCGCTGATGATGCGGACGATTACATCGGGGTCAACCTGTTCCATCAATGGCTTTTTGTCGGCATTGGAGAACATCTTTTTGCCGTCGCCATCAAGCGCACGGATCAACAAAGTTTCAACCAATGACTCAAGCGAGCCGTCGTTGACATACTTGAAAATCCGGTTGCGTTGGGCCAGGGTTGTCGGCTTGAAATAGATGACGGCATCCCATTCGGACACCGCCACCGATTCCATAGGCGCGACGAGTCTTTCTCGCCAGTGTGTTTTAGCCCTGGCAAGAGTTTCAGCACCATTTGACATTTAATCTCTCCCTATACGGTTGTTTCGGTTACTCCGCCGGTCACTTGAAACCCGAACGAGCGTTCCACGATACTTCCCATGTCAACGGATATTCCCAGGCTGTTGATAAGCGCAGTCATCGTGTAGTAGGTATCGCCAGAATCAGCACCCTCTGGGTAGAGAGCGAGCGACACCGACGCGCCCTGCGTCATTGCGCCCTGGCCGGTGGTATCAGTTTCATCGAAATGACAGGTGATAGACCCAGAGGCATCGCCATGGCCCACGAGGTACGACTTCATACTGTCGCCCATCGCGGTGTCCTCGATAGTGTCAGAAGTCCGATCCAGACTGAATGATTTGATCTCGGCGACAGTGTTTGCTCCAACTTTCACCGTGCCTTCTTTTCCATGATGTGTTGCCATCTATTTTTCCTCGTCGCGTGTTGGCTTGTTTACGATTGGCTTCGGCTTCGCCTCGACCACCTTTTTGGCACCCACGACAGACCAGCCGCGAGCCTCCAATTCTTTAACTATCTCGGGATATGCAATCGTCACGACTGATCCCTTGAATTCCATTTGCACTGCCTTCATCTATGTTGCTCCTTGCGTGAAGTCATAAGTCACTCGCACCGTGATACGCACGGCACCGATTGGGAAAAGTACGCCCTCGTCACTTTCGATGAGTACAGTCTCAGTGTTGAGGGCGTAGCCACCGCGAGTCCTGTCGCTATCCAATGCTTCCTCGATTCCTTCAATAAGTTCGTTTCTAGAAGTGTCGATGCTTGAACCTTTGACGTAACCCACGATGACATAATCAATCGTTCCTTCGCGTGTAGTGCTGCCCATTGTTGTATCGGCTCGCACTTCCTCGCTGCTTGCGATCCACGCCGCCGGATATTGCTGGTCGGACAATTCATCCGTTTGGAATGGGTCGCGCGTAATCTTTTTGAGTTCGGGCGTAGACATTGCATCCAGAACGGTGACAATGTTGGCAGCGATGTCCTCACGCTTGCTCATGCCCTGGCCATCTGCTTGATGAATTCGTTGCGGAACTGATTACCAACCAATACCTCCTCACGACTGTTTACGTCGAACCACTTGCGTACTGGCAGATGCCCTGCACCGGTGTGGTGCCACATTGCTTTTCGTGCGGCCAGAGTGTTTGAAAAGAACACTAAACCGAGGGATGGGCTTTTCACCTTCCACAACATTGATGAAAGCATCTGCCCGGTGTCCATCAGATCAACCCTGCCAAGGCTTCGCCCCCGCTTACCCCTTGATCGCTTGGTGGATGCAGCATAACCAGGGAACGCGCCACCAACCCCCTGCCCTCTTGCCGTTCGTTTTTTAACAACGAACTCCACAAACGCCGATGCCTTGGCTAAGGCTTTGCGTGATGACTTCTCGATACGCTTCGGGAAAGCCTTGAGCATTGCCTGGACTTTCTTATCGTTGAGCGTAACGTTTACCTTCATCTGACTTGTCGCCCAAAGTGCAGCGGGGTCTTTTCACTGGTCGAGATACTGCTATCCTCGTCCGCGTCGTACTCCACACCGTCCTTGACGATGCGCTCCAGTTCTTCCGAGTACGCATCCCGGTAGAACTTCATCATCTGCTGATACCTGTCCTCATTGCCTGACGCTTCCCACTTGGTGAGTTGCGGCAAGGCATACCAACCGAGGACGCGGTAAGCGGCGCACCGGGTAAACTGTGATTCAGTCAGCAGCGTGGCATTCATCTCGCCGCTGATGTTCTTGAATGGCCACCAATGAATTCGCAGTTCGCGTTCAATGTCGGCCTTAGCCCTTGCGTGTTCAGAAGTGAACGCGCTGATACCGTAGGTGAGAATGTCCGGCTGTACGGCCGTCAGGTCACTGTCAGCACTCATCGCCATCGCTTAACCCCCAAAGGGGGGAGGCGCGGTGTTACCCGCACCCCCCGGTCAGGAATTAAAGATCAGCGTCGAAATACATTTCTATGCCGTAGTCGTCTTTGAGTTCCACAACACCGTAGCAAGCCGTGGCGTTGAGTTCCCATCCGCGGATGGATGCGTCACGTTCCGGTTCGATGTTGATGTCCCACTTGACAGCAAGGCCGATTGCTTGAGGCACGAATACCGCGCCCTTGGCATCGTCTGAACCATCGCGAGTGATGTTGGCAGACTCAAAGATGTCCACCCCGGCAATGCGACCAACGTAACCATTACGCATGGCTTCGTTCTGAAGATCGCCACCGTTGGGGTTGGCAAACGTGTTGGTCAGGTTCGCTTTGAGGTTGTATGCCTGATATGGATGGATAACCATATATTTCTGGCCGGGTGCGTTAGCGTTATCCAACCGTGCGGCGGCACTGAAGATGTAGGACGTGATTAGTTCAGTTCCCGCGCTACCAACTGAGGTTGAGAAACCGTCGAACAGGGCGATCAAATCCTCGTCCATCTTTTTCGCAATGCCTTCGCCCAGGACTTTGCCCAAGTCGCCAGCAATGTCACGCGAGGATGAGCGTGCAGCAAGATCAGTCAGGACAGCCTGCACACCGACTTCAGCGGCAGTAATGGTCACGCTTGTGGTCGACACAGCGGTCGAGGACATATCAGTCCCTTCAGTAAGCCCAGCGGCGCTGACCTCGGGATAGACCGGAACTTGGATTGCTTTGCCGTCGTCACCGGAGATGTCGTAAGTGGTGACGAGGTTACGCACAAGAGAGGATTCTTGCGCTGTGAAGATTGCCTCTCGGACGATGCTGGTAAACAGATCGTCAAGAGTGCTCGTAGTGGTGCTTGCCATGAATGGCCTCCGATGCAAAAACGGTTAATGAACCCGTGTTTGCAAAGGTCGCCCACGGTGGCAACCACCCCGGTTGATTAGCGTCAGCGCGGTCTGACGATCCCGAGAGGTTTACCTAGCCCGGTCTAGGGGGTACTGTATAAAAACCCAGTAGTGGCAATCGTACGCCCTCTCAGGGCGTTGTGTCAAGAGCGGTTGATGTAGCCCTTCCCATCCGCTTGAGTTTTCCGAAATTCGGCATACCTATCCCGGCCAGCCTTAGTTTTCATCAGTTCCACAAACTGATCGTGCGCCATGCTGGAAATGTTGTCGTTGGAGAAGCCGCCCCCAACTGAGGACTGCGAGCCAGTGCCAGCAGGGGTCGCGGCAACAAAGTGCGGGTTGCCTAGCAAAAACTCGTCAACCAGAGCATCCGGGGTCAGCGGTGTGCCGTGATCGTCATACCGGGCCGCTCCGTTGTTGTCGATCACCTCAACCGACCCGTCCTTAGCCATCCGCACGCTGGAGTGCAGCAGGTTCGCCACCTGTTCGGCGTTGATTGCCTTGCCCCGGTTTGCGGCAGATAGCAGCGCACCATCGACCTTGACCCGGCGCAGTTCGTCCTGAAGGGCGGTTACTGTGTTCGCGTTCGTTTCGTTGACTTGCTTCAAAACATTTTCAAACTCACCGCGCTCCTTCTTCCGCTCCAGTTCTTCAGCCGCTTGCGCTGCTTTCATGGCATGGTACTCATCTGGGTCTACGCCGTCGTACTTGCGTTCGTTTTGGCGGCGTTCTTTGTCCAGCCGCTTTTTTACCTTCGCCTCGACATCAGCCTGCGTAAACACCTTATCCAGTTCGGTGCTTGCGCTTTCGGCTGTACTTGGTTGGGTGTCGTTTGTATCTGTTGATTCGTCTACCATATTTCGCTACCTGGTTCCGTTGGTTAAAGGTTGAGTTCTTCTGCTTTCTTCGGGTTGAGTTCAGCGTAATCCTCTCGCCACATCTCCGACGCATCAGTCGCGCCATCGCCGCGCAGTTTGTCACCGTACCAATCTGGATCGACTGGCATAAAGTGATGGCGGCAGTTATAGCCACCGCGAACCACAAAAGGATCGCCGGATGATTTACCTTGCCAACTGCTGTTAGCCCATGCCTTTCTGATTTCATCTTGGCTCATAACCCTGCCTGCGTGGGATACGCACCAGGGGCGCGAGTCACGCACTAGGGAACCGTAATACTCATAATGGGTCAGACCTACCTCTTGCGCCTTGGCCTGGGTGAATGAGCCATTGAACTGCATCAACGCATCGTGAACTTGTTGGTATGCATAGCGGCGCAAGTTGTTGCCCACCCGGTCACGCGCATGGATGGTATGCAACTGCTCCACTGCCTCTGCCACCTCGTTGGCGCGGCTCGGGTTATC